AAACTATAAGTACATTCACCTATCTTTTTCGATTGTTCGATAAAAGTCAGGGGGTCCATGCACCCTTTCATAAAGTTACACGTCCAGCAACACGGAACGGTGTTTTCTGTTGTGTAACTTCCCTGTTGGTTCAGCCGATCTATACCGTTCAGACGGACTTCGAGGTCCAAGTGACCACAGTAAACACACTGACTTGTGAGCATTTTCTCAGCATCTTCATCTGTGAGATGCCATTCGATTCCTTTAGATTCAGCAGTTCTTTTTATACCAGACAATCTGTCTTTAATATTGAGCTTTTTCCAGTGTGATACTCTATCCTTTGTTTTATCGGTTTTCACCCATTCACAAGTCTGCTGCATGTTGTGCTCTTTTGGTTCGACTTCCCCATTTTTCTTGCGTTCCCGGAATGCTTTAGAATAGTTCTTTTCTTTGTTGAGTTTTGCGTGATATTCTCGACGTTCGGGGTCCGCGTCTCTAGCTTTATTCTTCTCGCGGCACTTTTTACACGTGTTACACGGACCACGAGCCCCTTCAAATTCCGCAAGAGGTTGTGGAGCGCGAGTACAGTTTGTACACTTTTTGGTTTGTTCCGCCATCCTTAATATATGGGGGGTCTTTTTCTTTAAGTTTCGACTCCAAGAACCTTGAACGTTCTTGGGGCCGAAGCCCGGTATTTTTGGCGAATGGGGTTAACCACCCATGTGAAATATAATGTATGCGAGACCACCCATTTAGTTCGAAAACGCAAGGCCCCCCATCCCGGATTGAATGCGCAGGATGTTGTAGTTCACCGCGAACATCTTCTGCAGGGGGGTGGTCAGGGCCTTCATGTTCAGGGACACCTGGGCGTTGTCAATACGCGAGAAGTTGCAGGTGCCGGTGGGCTGGTGCTCCTCTGGCTGCAGGGCGAAGGAGTACACGTAGATGCCTGGGTAGGGCGTGCCCGAGTGGTACACGTATGGCTGGTACTGGTTGAAGTACTTGCCGAACTGCTCCTTGAAGCGGTCCTGGCCGTTCAGCACCAGCTTGAAGTCGCGCAGAGGGCCGACCTCGAAGGCGCCGCTGGTTGGGGCGGAGCCCTCCTCGATCCAGTAGTTCTGGCTGCCCACGGTCGCGTTGGACAGCAGACGGGGGGAGCCCACGGTGTGGGGGGCCATCTGGATACACGCCGCAGCGACCACGTTGGCCAGTGGGTTGACGGTCACCTGGCAGTTGGCCGCGGCCGTGGAGAAGTTCCACATGCTGTTCTGGGACGTGGAGGTCGTGTTCTGGTAGCACCAGATCAGCTCCTTCACTGGGTGGTTGAAGGACAGGCGCACCGTCTGGGAGGTGGCGGTGATGGAGTCACCGCCGGTGTGCTGCACCTGCTCGATCAGGTACTCGTGACCCTTCTGGGCGAAGCGGCGACGCTCCTCGGTGTCCAGGTACACGTAGTTGGCCCACACCTCGAACACCTGGGAAGAGGCGCCGAAGTAGTTGGTGAAGCCCGACGTCAGGTCGAAGTCCAGGCGGACCTCGTGGTACTGCAGGGCAATCAGGGGCAGGTACAGGCCTGGGTTGCGGTTGAAGAAGAACAGCAGGGGCAGGTACACGTAGTTCTTGTTGGTGGAGTCGTTGGCGACTGGGGACGAGGTCAGCTTGCCGTAGTTGATCTTGTCGGCCTCGTTCAGGAACACCTCGGAGTACAGACGGAACCACGCCTGGTAGTGCTTGTCGATGCGCTGGCCACCGATCGTCAGCTCGACGGCGGCGATGGCACGCTCAGCCACCCAGGACGAGTCGTAGCGGGTGTCGTTGGAGGTCAGGTTGGCCACCGCGGTGGCGGTGGGCTGCAGAGCAACGTACATGTTGCCGACCAGATCGCCGTTGCGGGCAATGGTCACGGACACACGGCCGCTGTTGGAGGGCGTGCCGTTCACGGTCTGCTGGATGTTCTCCATCGCAAAGTTCGTGTGGCGCTTGTACACCGCCTGGAAGAAGGTCACCTTGGGCTGACCGGTCAGATAAACGTCCTGAGCGCCATAAGCAACCAGCTGCATCAATCCGCCCGCCATTTGTAATAGTACCCAAGAAAAAAATTTAGACGGATTTCCATTTAAACCCGCCTGCTGATCGAGACGTACCCTTGCAACATTTGCTTATACGACCATTTCCGGCTCCAGACTTTTTGGATGCTTCCCGTATAGTATCGTACTCGGCTATAAGGGTCTTCAAGTCGAACGACCATTGCTGGATCTTCGTAAATTTTAAAGGCGAGTTTGTCTGGACATCTTCCCGATTCCCAAACTTCCAATTAAACCCCCCGGCCGTCTTGCGCGTCCCCTTGCATACTTTACCTATGTGTTCACTACACGCCCCAGACTCCCTTGCCGCTTCCTCAACCGACACGAACGTCCTGAGGAGTTGGGTCCCGTCCTTGGACCACTGCTGAACCTCCTTGCGGTTCGCCTCCTTCAAGAGTTCCTTGGCCTCGTCATCGTGATGCTTTCCAAACATGGCATGGAGTTCGCCTGAGCGGACGGAGCTCATGAGGGCTTTGGTGTCCTCGTGGAGCACCTTGTTCTTGTTCCCACCCGTCTCGTTGTTGTACCCGCCTGGAGCCAGGGTCCCACGCTGAGCAATCTCCTGGATCTCGAGTTCATCCAGGCGCTCTTGCCAGTCGCCTTCCCTGGGAAAACTGTGAAGAATTTCAATTGTAAATTGGTCCCATCCATGTAGACGAATGGCGTTGTACAGGTGGCGCTTTCGGCCGTTGTTCACGTCAGAGATGTGACCGTTCAGGCGAATTTGAAAGTCATCCTGAACCGTCTGACCTATATATTCCTTGTATGGAGGAGCTCCGCTCCGACCGAAATTCTCTGGAATTTCTCGCTCGAGCTTACACTTTATGGAATACACAAAGGGCATGCACTACTGAAACTAGTGTAGATTTCTTTAGCCGAGGCGCGCGCCCAGAAGACGCGCCGATTTTCTGGCGCCCTATTAAATGTCTCGTGTACCTCGCCCCCCACCACCCAGCCCCCCGCATGATGAGGACGAGGAGGAGGACCTCGACGAGATGGAGGAGATGGACGAGATGGACTTTGGCGACCCCATGGAGGCCCTGGGCGCTTTCCTTTCGACCGAGGACGGCGATACCGTCGCCACCGCCCTGGTCGGCCTGAAGGATGCGACCGAGAAGATCGCCCTGAACCTCGAGATGCAGAACAAAATTCTGGTCAAAATTCTGAGTGCCGTCTCCAAGGCTTCCTCTTGCTCGTGCATTTCGGAGCCCAAGTACACTGCCGCACCCGCTTAAAAAAGTCTGGCCCATTCTTAGTAATGTCAAGCGCCAAGAAAGTCCACACAATCCAGAAGGAGATTACTCCCGAACACGATGAAGAAATTCGGATGGCCCACCAGAGCACCGAAGTCAATTCATGGACGATCGAGGAACTTGAGTCAAAAATAACTCAAGCAGAGACCGATGCTGGTTTTCACATTCGAGCAAATACACTCGCGGCTGATAAGTCGTGGGCGTACGTATTGTTTCTGAATGACCAGGAGCGTGATGCGGATGGCTATCCGCTCAAATATATCGTAGAACACGTGAAGACGCGCAAGGAGCGCTTCATCAACAGTTGCCGAACCCTGCTGACGCGCGTGGATAACCTGAATGCGAACAAGCGCTCGAGCAAGGATGTGAATGACGACGAGTTTACACTTGAATTTCGGATTCGGCGTCTGATTGTAGATCGTCAAGAGATGTTCGATCAGTTCCGAATCTGGGATCGTCGGTTCACCCGTATCAACAACCCAACTCTCGCCATCGACAATAACGACTCCTCCCTGAAGGAGGACGAGTCCAACACGCCTTACCAGAAGCTGCTACTGTTTCTGCTTCATCAGGCGCACGACGAGGGGTACAGGCGGTATCGTGATCAGTGTTGTATCGAGATTCGCAACACCCGCGCCTGGAAGCAGGTCAAGGAGATTAAGGATTTCGTGTATGACACGACCCAGAAGGAGGACAACCCTGAGATGTGGAAGAACCTGACGAGCCGCGGCGGGCTGGTGAGCGACGTCGTGCGTCACCTGTCGCACTGTAAGGATTTCCAGTTTCCAGAGATCAAGAAGGATCGGCACACGTGGTCGTTCCAGAACGGCCTACTGGTCGGCAAGGACTGGGATGCCGATGCGCAAAAGTATCAGATCAAATTTTACCCCTACAAGTCGAAGGATTTTCGCGAGTTGGACCCAACCCTTGTGAGCTGCAAGTACTTTGACTTGCCTTTCGATTCGTATGATGAGCTCGAAGACTGGTACGACATTCCCACGCCTCATATGCAACGCGTCCTGGATTACCAGCGCTTCGATGCGGATGTCTGTAAGTGGATGTACGTCTTCTGCGGACGTCTGTGCTTCGAGGTGAATGAGCTGGACGGTTGGCAGGTGATTCCGTTCCTGAAGGGTATTGCGCGGTCGGGCAAGTCGACTCTCATCACCAAGGTTTGCAAGCTGTTCTACGAGTGCGAGGACGTGGCGACCCTTTCGAACAATATCGAGAAGAAGTTTGGTCTGCAGAGCATCTACCGTGGGTTCATGTTCATCAGTCCAGAGATCAAGGGCGATCTTCAGCTCGAACAGGCTGAGTTCCAATCGCTCGTGTCGGGTGAGGATGTGTC